AGTTTTGTTTGGGATTTAAAGGATAGAAGTGGTGAATACACTAATCCGTGGCAATTAACTGAAGTTGTCGGTACGTCAATTGGTAACGTCGGCGACTCGCTGTTTGAAGCTCGTCGTAGTTGATACGTAATGATCATCAGGTTCACATACGTGCAACTTTAGTTATAGTTGTTAAATTTACGTAACTATTGGAGATCATTATGGAATTAGTCATTTTTATGGTTTTTATGGTCCTCGGATATAAGTTTTTTGGACTATTTAATGATAATGTAGACAGAAACAAGCCAGTAGCGAATAAAAAATGTCACGAAATTGACGAAATTCATGATTGGTCAAGACATCCTGTTACAGATAAGTTAACTTGTTGTAAATGTAATTATGAGGCTGGATCAGAATGAACAAACTTAATAAAAAAATTAGACAAACAGATAAATCTAGAAACAAGAACAAACGTTTTAATAAAATACACAGTACAAATAAAGATATGAGATTTTGGGACTGGATGTACGTAGAAGATGAAAATAACGAGATGATATTTGCTGCTGTAATTAATACAGACAACTTAAAAATGTATGAATTTATAGTTTCTAATACGATGAATATACCCACTAAAACAGGTAAAAATTATGGAAAAAAATAAACGATTATGTAAGCAATGTAATTTACTAAAAGATAGGATTGAGTCGGGTAAGTACCCCGATGGGAAAAATAAGAAGCACGTTGACGAAACCGGGAAGCTTTGGAACGGTTCTGTTTGTGGATCTTGTAATGTAAGTCGTTCTCATGAAAATATGATTAAACTAAGGATGAGAAGAAAATCACATGAGACAAGTTAATATGTCGTTTTTAGCTGTATGGATTTCTTCTATTATATTATTTTTTACTTTACCAATCAATAATATTGATAAAGAGCTTAACTCGTATTACAAAGAGTTTATGGATTTAGGTAAAGAACGTTGTAATAAAGTACAAAAACCAAATCAATTTTCCATCAAGTTTGGTAAATTAACAGACGATAATATTGGTTTGTGTACAGTTTATATACATCGTAAAGAAGTGTTGATTGATGAAAATTATTGGGCTATTTCTAATCTAGAAACAAGAAAGCAATTAGTGTTTCACGAATTAACTCATTGTGTTTTAGATATGCATCATATAGACTTAGAAAACAACTACATGAATTCATATTTGATAGAATTACCTAAAGATGTTTTGTATAATCAGGTTAAAGAAAATATGAGGTTATTTTGTGAACAACGCTAATATACCATTATTACCTGTTAAAGTAAGAAAAGAGTTTCTTCGAAATTTAGAAGATGGGCATGGTGAATTTTTAAATGGGTATTTATTTGGTGTTTATGCACAACGTAACCAAGCATTGTTGTTTCATGTATTTCTAGAAACAGGCGCTGTTTACTATAGACTTCCTTTAAATGCATTTACAGACACCAATAAGCCTTCTGTAAAAGATGATATGAAAACATCTGACGTTCAGTTATGGGATTGTTTATCTAATCAAATAGAAGTTATACAATGGGGGTTTCTTAAAGATCAAACTGGTATTGTTAACTTAGATGAAGTAAATAAACAAAAAGGACGTTATTTATTCACTATTGAATTTTTACAAAACGACACAAACGAATTGGATTTAGGGTTTATTAATGTTCCCGGCGAATATAAGTGTGCTCATATTTTATTAATGGATAATGGATATTTTTGCGCTATGCCAAACAATCGTATTGTATGGCAAGACCAAGCTTTTGTTAAAAAAAACAAAATAAAACATGATTATAAAATAAATAAAAACAGATTTTTTGCTGAAACAGATAGAACTATTCAAGATGAAGATCTTTATTTTTACACAACAGACCCATTAAATATTGAAGACGTTACAGATGCTTTAAATTATAGTCTTCAAGGAATTAAAAAATAACAGGTGTACCCAAAAAGAACATCGGGATATTCTGGAGTAAGCTAGGGTTATCTTTTGTAAAAAATTACCCGTAATTGCAAATGCGTCAGGGTGGATTAGTATTTCCAACGACGAATCTTATCATCCCTAAGATCAACGTGAATGAAGTTATTAGCAATACCAATTGATTTAAATTGCTTTTCTGCTATAGGTAATAGATTTAACGGTGTTAAACTAGAAACAGAAATATCAGCAGCATCACCTTTTTCGTGAGTGCTTTTTTTAGCTACTACTGTTGAAACCCCGCTCTTACGAATAGATTCTTGATGAGCCGAGCATCTAAAACCAGAAGTAATGCGCATAGGACTTTTTGTATATTCGCGTATTACTGTTAAACGATTAATTAAGTCTACTGATATTTTTTGCTCAATGCACTCTTTATTAGTGCATTTGCACTCAAACTCTTTAGTTTTAAACCAATTATTGATCCAAACATTGTCACCCTTGTTCCAAATATAATAATTGTCTTGAATTTTAATAGTTTGACTCATATATATTAAGTTGTTAATTAACAACTGTATATAGAAAAGTGGTAACTTCAATGCCAACCGCCACATTAAGGCAAATAAAATCAGTGGCTTACGAAACCATCACTTTTTAATTTTATTAAGGAAATATTATGAAAGAGTATATTAAATATATCCCTCTTGGACTTTTTGTTGCTTTTAGTGTAAAAATGCTAATTAATGGTGTATCTTTACAAGACGCACCCGCGTTTGCAATTATAGCAACGTTTGCTGGATATATAATTAATAGAGAAGAAAATAAAAATCTTAAATATTTAAATGATCGTTTGAAGGCATTAGAAGATGGTGCATCTGAATCTAAAAAAGAAGCAGAAGAATTACGTTCTCATGTTTCAAGTATAAAATTGGGGCAGCAAATAAGAACTGCTGTTAAATTTTAATGGACTCAATGGATAAAATGTTAGAACAATTTAAAGATATGAGTTCTCTGCAAAAATATGCAGAAGCGCAATATAAAACTATTTTATCTTTATCTAGAAAAGTTAAGGTATTAGAAGAAGAAAACGTAGAATTAAAAGATCTTCTTGAAAAATCGACTCCACTCCTTAATGAAGAAAAAAAGAATTTTGTAGCGTATCAGGTTGAGGCATCTTCGGATGAAGAAATGATTGCCAAAGTTCAGTTGGCTCGTATGAAAGAGATTTCAATGGGAAGAGAACTCACTCTTGAAGAAGCAAAACGTGTTGAAATCTTTACAAAAATTCTCGTGAATAAAGGTTCAAATTCATCAATTTCAATTCAAACACAAAAAATGAATAGTGATGATTTGTTAAAAATGTTAGATAATGACACAACAACCTTCTCCTAAAAAAATTAATAAGGGAGCTGCGATTGCCGAATTATGGAATCGTGGCGAATTATCTTGGAAATGTCACGCTGTTCAAAAAGACATGCGTAAAATCTTTAATGATGCCGATGATAATGCTACCCTTGTGTGGCTACTAGCTCGTCAGAGTGGTAAATCTGTAGCTCTTGCACTTATTGCTTTAGAGCAATGTCTTCGTAAATCAAACTCCATTGTAAAACTTCTAACTGACACAAAGCTTCACGCTCAAAACATCTTTGATCCTATCTTTAAAATGCTTTTAGAGGATTGTCCTGAGCATTTAAAGCCAACATATATTGAAAGTAAGTTTACATACCACTTTGCTAATGGAAGTTCTATTCAGTTAGCTGGTAGCGATAACAAACACTACGAACGCCTACGGGGTCAAAAATCGGATCTTGTTCTTGTAGACGAGGCTGGTTTTTGTGATAACTTAAAACACATCGTTAAATCTATTTTATTACCCACTCTAATGCATACTGGTGGAAAAATTATTCTTGCTTCTACACCACCAACAGACCCTGATCATGATTTTTATGAGTTTATTGAACAAGCTGAATTAAATAATACACTCACTAAAAAAACAATTTTTGACAACCCAATGCTTGCTCAAGAACAAATTGATCGAGCAATTAAAGAAATGGGTGGAGAAAACTCTCCACAGTTTCGTCGTGAGTATCTTTGTGAAGTTATTCGAGAAGAAGAAAACGTTTTATTTCCAGAGTTTACTGTAGAGCTGGAAAAGGAAATCGTAAAAGAATGGCCCAAACCACCGTTCTATGATACGTATGTGGCAATGGATTTGGGGTATAAAGATCTTACGGCTGTATTATTTGCGTACTATGATTTTAGAGCAGATAAAATTATTTTTGAAGATGAGATTATATTAAGCGGTAAAGAATTACAATTACCGGATTTAACGGATCGTATTCTTAAAAAAGAAACTGAACTTTGGACAAATCCATTATCTAATGAAGTAAAAATTCCAAATATTAGAGTAAGTGATATTAATTATATTGTAACTCAAGAGATTGCTCGCATTTCAAATAATAAAATAACCTTCTTACCTGCTAAAAAAGATGACAATGAGTCTGCTTTAAATAATCTTAGAGTGATGTTGGCTAATAAAAAAATTATTATAAACCCAAAATGTAAAACTTTAATTAGACATTTACGAAATTGTAAATGGAAAAACGTAGAAACTAAAACAACTTTTGCTCGCTCCCCAGATAACGGTCATTATGATGCAGTAGATGCTGCAAAATATTTAATAAGATCAATAACTTATACAAAAAATCCTTATCCAGCTCACTATAATTATAATTTAAAAGATCTTCATGTACACAATCCAACCAATTTTTATGGGCAACAATCACACGACATATATAGAACGATCTTTAATGTAAAAAGAAAATAACAACTATATATGTTCTAGAAACATTTGGATATAAATGGGTAATTAAATGGATACACCTAATACACAGATCGACCAAAAACAACAAGAT